CGGCGTGCTCGGATTCAGAAGCTGCACCATCCCAATAGTCGATGCCATGGTGATGCCCACCTGCGACAACCAGGAATTGCGCTTCATCTATGTCATAGATAAAATAGCCATCCTCTCCAGGGTCTGGCGTACGCGGCCAAGTCCCGTAATACCCTTCTGACGACAATGCTCCGTTCACCATGACGCCGTTGCGTGAGACCTTGATCTCGTCGAATGCATTCATCGAAACGACGATCACTTGCAGAGAGTCATCGAATGAGTCCAGATCCGAGGTCCAGAAGTAGCGATTGAAACCGACCTTGAGACGACCCCCGCTTAGCATGGTGAACGTTAAAGGCCTGAAGTTTCCATAGTACGGCTCGCGACTGTAGATCCAATTGATACCATCCGGGATCCATGCCGTGTTGTGCTGCGACGAGAGAGTATTGAAGATCGGGACTTCGTTCGCCCATTCGTGCGTCCCAGGTGTTGTCGGCGCCGGCTGGAACCGGAACCTGAACGTCATGTCTGGACGTCGAAAGACACAAGGTTGAGCCCCAGTATCGGAATACCTCGGAGCCGAAGACGACGCATTCGTATCCCAAACCACGCCATATGTGCCGTCGGCCCAAAGATGGAATGTCGCGCCTGATGACTCTTGCTCTGTCTCGTCTGCGAAGAACGGCATCGACTCTATCAATCTAGACGCGAAATCTCGAACAAACGGCGAAGTCCTCATGAGGCCGAACCTGCACGTCTCCGGATACACTACGATGGCATCATTCGGCTCACTGCTTGGCGCCGGCACGAATACGCTCGGCTTGGTGCCGTGATCGCATCCGCGCCACCAGGCGCGGAGTGATTCCGCGTGATCTATCGAGTACACGTTAGACGTCGCGGCCGCGAATGACAGATCGAAGACTCGACGTCCGCCGGTCGTCTGATACCTCGTTGACTCTCCGGTCCACCCAGCATGGTCAACATGATCACTCTCTGTGGCCAGAGAATCATACGGTGTGAGCGGTCTGGCGGGCATTTGGTATGACCGGCCAAAGAAGACCTCGCCGACGTACGGCACTGTAGAGTCTATCGAGTCGCGCGTGATTCTGAGCCTAGCATACCGAGGCGCGACCCACCTGAGATCGGACGCGTGCACAAGACGACCATCGGTGGTCGGAGTCCAGACGCAAACCTGCACAGCGTCCGAGAAGTCACTCTCCTCTGCGACCTCGAAGCTCACCCTAGAGCCGTCGAACGCGTGAAGATTGTGGTTCCACACCATCACGAAGTCAGCCTCTTCATCATCGAGGTCGAGGTCGAACATTAGAGATATATCGCCCTCCCATTCGATCGGCGAGGTGACGGCATGGCCATGGCCGTCTATCGCTCTAGACGGTGGGGCTGTAACGTAGTCGCTGGCATCGGCGCCCGAATCCCAACTACCAGAGACACGCCATTGAGGCTCGTGCACGTCGGAGCGCAAAAGCACATTACCCGAGACCAGCATCGGCAGATCGTCCGCCCTAGCTGACAGCTCACCCTCTGATAGCGACGACGGCATCATGCACCCCAGGATAGGAACGGCAGGGACTCATCGAGCGATACGGTCGCCTCCCTTATGTTGCCTCGAACAAGCCGCGCAGAAAAGCCACTCGCATCGCAAATGAAGAACGATGACGACTCGTTGCAATCAGGGACGTAGATCGCGCGCGTCCTGCCGTGACCGCACTCGGCCCACCAGAGCCTGATCTGTGTGAGGCTTCGGTCCTCATTCTCCATCCGGTATGTCGGGCTAAGCATAGCGCGACCATGGTGACCGGCGTAGCGATTGCGGACCGAGCCAGTCCACGCGTCATGTTCGTTTGCTCTCATGGTGTCCAGATCGAATGGGAGCTCAGGAGCTATCTCGAGCTGGCGCCGTCTGCCGAGCCATAGCTCGGTGACCTCAGGGTTCGCGGCGAGCGCGCCGGCGGATCTGAATTGCAGCCTAACGTACCTGACGCCGGAGTATCGCTCGCCGTCTACGCCGCCTAGGGTCAGGGACGACAGCCTAGACAAAGTGGTCGGCGACCATGTCGCGATCTCCACCGTGCTTGGATCTCCGGTGCTGAAGTCACTCACGTCCGAAATCGCTAGACCGATCTCCACCTCGCCGAGAGACGGCGCGTTGTGACCGAGGATGAACGCGCAGTCGAACGTGATCGGCGAAGAGCCAAGATCGAAGAGCAACGAAACTGACGACTCGCCTGATGCGCCCTCTGGTCGAGTGGCTAGGGAGCCTCGATGATCTCTAGCTCTAGACGGCGGAGCAGAAGAGTCACTAGTCGACGCTCCGATCCACCCATCGGATAGGGTCCATTCCTCAGCTGCAACCGAGGGAGCAAGAGCGTTGCCGCCACACAGCATCGATGCTCCGCGAGCCATCGCGTCGATCTCCCATTGCTCTAGAGCCTCGCTCACCCAAGCCATATCAGACCCTGATCGCCTTGCTGCGCTCTAGTCTTCGCCGCTCTGGCTCGAGCACGTCGCGCTGCAGTCGCCTCAGCTGGGCCCTCGATGAGGTGAGCGCAACGATCGACTGATTGACGACGACGGTTTTATTGGTCGCCGCTACAGGCGACGGCGATACGTCTCCTCTTGCGTGCGTTGTCTCGTATGCTCTGGTCTCGGCGCGGCTCAGCACTCGCTCGCCGGCCATGGCGAGAATCGGCACCGAGTCGACACCTGGCGTGCCTCCAGTGACTCCGAGTCCGTATGCCGCACGCTGAACATACCCTCCACTGGAATGCTGAGCGACGTTCAGCGCGGTCCCGGCCGCACCCGCTATGGCTGTACCAGCGCCGGGGATGAAGTAATTGATGATCGCTTCAGCCGCTTTTAGCGCGAGGATACGTAACAACTGGACGATCAAGTAGTCGACGAATGATCGGAACATGTCCTTCAGCGCGTCGAGCACCGATCCTGTCTGCTTGAGCGCAGAAACAAAAGCACCGAATCCGGACTCTAGCACTCCGGCTACGGTTTCGGTGTACTCCTTTGTTATGTCGTGCAGCGCGATGAACCTGTCTTTCTCCATCTCTGTTAGCTCATCGCCGTTGACCTCGGCAGACTCACGTCTTCTAGCATTGAAGTCCCGCCATGCCTCTTCGAGACCTCTGAGGCTGGTCTTTGCTTGCGCCAGCATTCTCTCATCGCCGGCTTTCTGTGCTCTTTCTGCGTCCTCTTGCTCAGCCTTGAGGTAGTCGAGATGAATCCCCGATGCTAGCTTTTGAGCTTCCGCTTCGTCATGCCATCGTTTTGATCTGTCTTCGTCCTCTTTTGCCTCTCTCTCTTTGGCTATCCTCTCCTCTTCCTTTTTTGCTCTTTCTGCTCCCGCTTTGAGCGCTTCTGTCCTTTCTCGATTGTATGCCTCCAACCTCATTCTAGTGGTTGAGTCATAGAGATCAGTCGTGACAACTTCGCCTTCGGGCACATACTGAGTTGAGGAAAATCTGACATTGGAGCGCTGTATGTCTGGCCTTCGTCTGTTGGCCATGAGCCCGGTGGAGTTCTTCAATTGCTCAGCAAGCACTTTAGCGACGGCATCCCTGTTGGTGTCGGGGATTAGCTTCGTGCTGATGGCAGTAGCTACCGCCGCTGTTCCGATGACCGCCCCAGTGCCAACAGACGCCAGGATTCCTGGAATTCCAGACAGGACTCTCTTAAGCCCGTCGACCGATGATTCCAGCTTCAGTATGCCGCTAATCTCCGACCCAAGCTTGAGCGATTCCTTTATGGTCAGGAGAATCTCAACCTTCGCCGCAAAGTCGGACATGGCCCTAACTAGATCGGCCAACCCACCTGTCCCGCCAATGCCGGAGAACATCATCCCGATCTTCTGAACCTTGTTGGAGATTTTATCGACGGAATCCTCGACCCTATCGAAATCGGATTTCTTGGACACTGCAGATCGAATAAGATCGAGCGATTCGACCCTTGCGTTGGCTATCACCTCAGACGATCGCTTTGCTGCGCTAGCTACGGACTCGGACATTCCATCGGCGATCTTGGCGACCGCCGCAGCGGACTCGGTCGCAGACTTGGCTACCGAATCGACTACTTCCTCTGAAGTCTTGGCTACGGACTTGGCCACTTCAGCGATCTCTGCAGTGGCCTTATCATTGATCTTGACCTCTATGCCGATAACGTTGCGACTCATGCGTCTATCTCTCTCTCTGCGGCCTCTCGTTCTATCTCGGTCATCGCATGATCCACTGCTCGTATGGCCTCATAGGCGTACGCCGGCTGCTCTAGCAGATCGTTACCTCCAAATGGCATGGCGCCGAACCGCCTATGATCGTGCCACCAATCGATCGCTATGACGGACGCTCGGTCTATCTGCGACCACGGGCAACGACGGAGTGAAGGTTCGAACGGCAAATGGAACCCAGGGTTCGTGTTGCCGTCGCAATTCCTCACTCGTCGCCTCGACTCCTCTGTCGACGGTTCCCCAGTCTGATCTTCTCTGCCGCAACGCTCGCAGCCCCAGCGCGAAGTCTCTTTGCTTAGCGCTAACACACGGACCGCGAGCCTGATTGTTCCCGCAAGCCATCCTTTAGCTTTGAAGTGTCCTTTATTGCTGACACGATCTCATCGATAATTGACGCCTCTTTGTCGTCACCGAAGTCCATGATTGCGGCGTAGAGTTCAGCGCCATTGCGTGGACAAATACGCGCCCCAGTCTTCGGATGGATGATTGTATACCCGTAGACGCGGACCACCCTCGCCTCGAACACGGACTTCACGTGCGCTTGCGCGCGCTCGGAGAAGTTAATCTTCGTAGTTGTAAACTCCCCGAGACCGCGTTCCATGCGAAGCATTTCGCCGGCGGTCATAGGCTTGATCGTCACCGTGAACGGATCGGCGTCATCCCTATTGTCGTCGATCGACGGGACGAAGACAACCTCATCACCATCAGTGCCTTGTCTCTCTCTTGGCATTCAGTCCCTCCAATCAACCTCAAGTGAAAGTCACACTGAGTTCATCAGCTCCCGACGATCCTCGGGCGAAGAACGGCAGAGTGATCATGCATTCATCCGCTTCCGGGGCCTCGAACTTGGCGTTCTCGATCTCGACCTGTCCGAGCGTGAATGTAATCGTGTTGCCATCCGAATTGCCGGCCACGATCTCGAGAGACCTGGTCGCAGCTGCAGCGCCCATGAACTTGCCGAAATGCAGCACTTGATCCTGCCTCGCTCGCACGGTGATCGTCCCGGTGATATCGCGCCACCCTGGCGTGACATCCGATACCGTAGCGGTCCCTGCCTCATCGTCGTGCGCCTTGAAATTGTTCTTGCCGATGAGCTCGAAGCTCACGACAGGAAGCTCGATGCTGTCGATCGTTGCAGCGCAAAGCACATGAGAGATCGGCGACCCCGAGGTCTCCTCCGCGGGCACGAACGGGGCCACGACCGCCCCATCGGCCTGCAGTCCGTCGACCGCGGGCGAAACGGTTAGCGACGTATTGCCTTTGCCAGTGACCAGGTGTCCAGGCGGATCGCCGGCAGAATTGTCCGAATCGCCGATCTTGATCACCGAGCCGACGCTGAAGCTATGGATATCGTCAACCGATATAGTGGTTGCGCCGTCAGAAGCAGAGCCGTTCAGTGCCGACGTGCCCGTCTGGTGCATGTCTATCGCACCGCCCTCGAACGCGAACATTGGTAGTGAAGTACCAGTGTAGCTGAATTTCAGTTGCTCCACCCACGAACCGCGAAGAGACTGAGATCCAACGCCGTTGAATTCCTGCGTGATAGAGCACGTACCTCGCGCTGATTGAGAATCAGACAGAGAATACTCATCCGATGTGCCTGGTGTGTTGTCGTGGTCGCCGAACCACGCAAGCAACAGATCGTGATAATCGGGAGGAGTGCCGGCCTCTCCGCTACCGTAGGCGTAGCACTCGATGGACCACGATGCCGTGCGACGCCCAGTGATGCGTTCTATGGTCGACGCCGTTTGGCTCGCGTCCCTTCTATTGATTCGCTCGATAGCGAGGCCCATTTGACTCTTTGTCACCTTGATCGCGTCAGCTCCGGACGGCGGAACGAACGTTCCAGGCGTCACCTCTCTCGTGACATACAGCCGTCGATTCCTGCCTAGCGCATGCTTTTGCTCGAGCCCCATTAAGCACTCCTATCAACAGATCGGACCCATCGGATCTCAAATTCCATCGCCATCGATCCTCTCCCGGTAGAGGTTGGCGAAGCGGGGTCGGGTACATCCTCTACAGTGCGCATCCACAGTGTGTCGATAGCGTTGCCATCTCTAGTCGGAGCCCCCATCAGGGCCGCGATGATGTCATCCTCTAGACCGGCGAGGACGGTAGTTGCGTCATCAGCGCTAGCGGCGCTCACGTGCGCGAGCACGGTCATCCTGGACACGCATCGGATGAGGCCGCCGGGCAATGGCGGTTCGGACGTTGTCTCGGTCAGACCGAAGCCGATGTATGGCATTTGCTGCGAGCCAACCTCGTGGCGGACTTTTACCTCGCGGTCCACCGTACGCACGGTGGTCCGATACCCGTTGCCGATCGTGATCGCCAACAGTGACGACTCGACGTCATCGAGGATGTCCAGCTTAGCGATGGTCACCCCAGCCCCCCTGTAGCTGATGTGATCTCTCTTTCGACTATCCTTAGCACGTCCGGCTCCGCCTTGCTCGCCGCCCTCGTGGTGTAGTTTCTGCCGGCGATGCTGACCTCGGGTACCAACACAAACATGACCCGGAATTTGCCCTTCTTCCCGATCGGCTGGACAAGCAAGGAGTTGCGTCCCGGCCTCGGGATCAGCCTAAGTTGATCTTCACCGAAGTGCCTAGGCCATTTCCCTAATGGCGCATTGATCGGTATCGCTAGCTTTTTGACCGTGATCGGCTCTATGGTGCCGCCTATGTCGTGGATCTTGGCGTACACCAGAGAGCTCTCGACGACAGCCGTGATTGCGCCACTCTCTAGCCCTACAAACCTCTCTCGCCACGAACGCGCAAGTTGCCCTGTGCGGCCTCTCGGAAAAGTCTCCCTCACTTCCCTGCGCATGACACTGGTCGCATGCTGCGCGCCCTTCAGCGCGGCGACTGATGCGGCGGCAGCGATCGAGCCGCCGGCTTCGGCGAGCCTCCTCATCGCAGAATCATCTATCTTGATCGATATCATGGGTCACCGTCCAGCATGCCAACAGCGAACGATGGCTGCACCGCACCAGTGTCCGCAGACTGAGACTCGTTCGATGCAGTAGATTCGCCTCCAACGAACATGCGCCCGTGAGTCAATAGTTCAGACTGCAGCATCGAGATCAGATCCCTGTAGTTGGCGATCGCCTGAGACCTCGACGCATTGGTCCCGATCGCGCCTCGGTCAACATCTCGGGCCAGCTTTGCGATGATTCGCCTGCAACATTCGATTGCCGCAGAAGTCACCGATGGATACAGCTCTAGCACTGCGTCGACAGTGTCATCGTCGAGTAGCTCTCGATTCGAGTCCGTGTCGCCGATCTTGCCTCGCACTCGATCGCGGTCAGACGACTCGGCTGCATCGTAGGTGAGGGTCATTTGACTCCCCGCCTAAACTGAGGTGCCCCATGCTTGGCCCCCGCGACGGCGGGAGGGACGGGCTCCGTCGCGGGGGCAAGCACAGGTTGTTTCGATGACGGC